AGGACAAGCACAACTGCTGACTTGCACTACTTCGACAACGATTTTTATTTAAGTCTAGATAAAAAAATTAGCGAATTTATGGGATTAGAGCCGTTTCTTGGCGAGGTGATGCAAGCGCAGAAGTACAAACCAGGGCAATACTTTAAGGAGCACTGGGATTTTTTCGATCCTCTGACTAAAGAGTATAAAGTATATTGCGAATGGATGGGTCAAAGAACCTGGACCACAATGATATACCTGAATGATGTCGAAGAAGGTGGTGAGACATGGTTCAAACACTTGAAGCTTACAGTCAAGCCAAAGCGTGGTCTACTTCTTGCGTGGAATAATCTCTACAAAAACGGTGTACCAAATTTCAAAACAATGCACGAAGCTTTCCCACCAAAAAAGGGCGATAAATATGTAATTACTAAGTGGTGGCGCAGCTGGTCTCTAATTTGAGCGACCTTTTTGCTTCATTGCCAACGCAATAGCGAGGGCCTGTTTGCGACTTGTTACTTTCTTACCGCTGCTGGATTTAAGTTCACCTGCTTTGAACTCTGACATTACCTTTTCAACCTTGTCTTTCATGTCAAATCACCATTTAACTTTGTGGCTCCAGTATCGAGCAGACATTTTGTCTGGCTTTGAATCCTGGGCATCATGCCTTGCGTAGTAAGAGGCCTTACGAGCTTTCTCTTTTGCAGTTTTAGGATTCTTTCCAGCTCCTTTTACACCCTGCTGACCAAAACGAATAATTTTTTCCTCACCATCCTTGCAAGCCTTAACTACATGAGACTTGGTCTTATGATCAGGAGTTTTCTTGGGCTTGTTGCATTTCATCTGCTCCTTGGCAAGCCGTTTCGCCTTTGCTCTATCAGCCATATCAGACCTTCAAGACGCCTCTCTCGACCTTACCGATGATGTCATTACGCACTTCTCCCTTCATTGCAGTATCGCCAGGACCGGGCACGCGCTTCTCTTTCATGCGCTCAAGAAAGTCTGCGAGAAATTGTTCTTCAGACAGAGATCCAGCTGATTGAGAAATCATCGTCAATATACGCTTGAGAGGAATCCGTGCTCGGTAGTTTTATAGAGTTTGGTTTTTGCTCTAACCACTCCTTGATTTTAACTGACCTCTCTTCAGTAAAGTGCATATTATCTTCGGTGTACCACTCCTCCAATAGCCTGGAGCCTTTTGATCTATTACACGACGAGCAGCAACAACACATATTTGATCTAACGTTGTGGCCACCCTTGTGTTTTGGAAGGATGTGGTCGATAGTTGCGGTGTCTTGAGTTAGATGTTTACCGCAGTAGGCACAGGCCCAATCCCAAGAAGCGAAAATGTAATGTCGAAATTTTCGCCTTGCAAGCTTCGGGGTTAGGACAATGAGATTGACTAGAAGATCTTGCTCGCAATGAAACACGTTTAGTATTCCAACCTTGTCAAAACTGTATGCTGCACACACTTGTAGTTTTGCTATGCTCCTGATCAAGGGAGCGTGGCGGAATCGGTAGACGCACCGGACTTAAAATCCGTTGGCATTACAAGGCTGTGAGGGTTCAAGTCCCTCCGCTCCCATCAATCAGTGAGGCCAATTGAATCTAAATTTTCGATATCTTCTGCAGGATCGTAGTCAGAATCTTCGATAATTTTTAGTAAAAAATAGTGCAATCTACCTAGGACCCAACGCAAATCTTCGTCAGGAACGTCTCTGATAATTGCATCGAGCCGCATCTCACGAGAAGGCTCTGACGGACAAATGTGATCTGCGACTAAACAGAGCGCATTGTATCGGTTTTTGTTAATGTCTTTCAACATCTCAACGGTCAAAAATTTCCTCGGTGTTTGAGTTCAACTCTGAAATGCGTCCCCGCACAATCGCAACACCTTCGAGTGCTCCAGTGACTTTAAGGTACAACTCCTTGTTACGCATCAGCTCAGCTTCACCTGTTTTGATAAACTCAGCCAACTCTTCTTGTTGCTTGAGCAGTTGCTTTTCTGTGTCCGAGAAAATCTCTTCCATCTTGCTTAAGGCGTTCGAGCTAAGTATAGCTTAATTTTTTTGGCAATTCAGCCATGCAAACGCGCTGCACCCACCGCCAAAAAAGATGCGGTTACGGGACTCCTCGATGTCATAGGTCACTGCTTCCCCACTACCTTCTTCGTTGGAAACCCAAAACCCCCTCTGAATGTCAGCGCGGCCAACGGAATCGTGCACCAACCAATGCGTGTCGCTATACCCATAGATCAAGATGCAGTACGTGAAGCCTCGTGGTCGTTCAGGTGTCCCCTTGATCACTAGACCCACCGGGACACTTCGGCCCTGATCGATTGTCTCTTTAATATCGCTTGCATCCAAATCTCTTACAAACTTCATAGGAATACCCATCTGCCGTAGAACATCGAGGTGCGTGGTGGCTTTTGAAGAGTCGCCGTGCTTGTCAACCCTGCTTACATACTCTTCATAAGTCTCTTTATTAAAGAGTTTTTGTTGCAGAAGACACGCTCCTAAGGTGCAGGACAATGACTTTGCAGCATCACTAACTCCGTTGTACGGGTGGTGTATATAAGGTGTGTCTGGCAAAAACCTGAAGCCCTCTGACTCTAGATAAGGAGGGGGCGTCGTCGGAATATTGCTATCGATCCAGTCTTGATTCCTGACCCACCAGGTCCCCAGGGTCATTTTTATTTTTGTATAGCCTTCTGCCGTCTCACAAATGAGGCAGTCTTTCAGGTGCCTGTCTTTCAAGACGACGGCGTACTGATCGGGAGCTAAATCCTCAACGGCTCTCGGCTCCTCTAAAAGCTGTGTATCGGTGATCGTAGCCAGGTCTATGCAATCACCTGGCCGACCTAGCGTCATTTAGTTGGTGGTGTCTGGTCCTTTGACTCGACTATAAACTTTTTATCTGGCTTCCTGGTTTCTTTATCATCTTTTCTTGATATTCCATACACGGCTAAAACTGATGTCACCAGTGATGAAATAAATGCCGCATCGATCTTTGCGTAACCCATATAACTCGCAGTCAACATCGCTAGTGCCCAAGAAAGAACACCTGCAGGAACAAGGGTGGTCAGGAGATCCCTAAAAGAAAACTGTGAGTCATCATCTTTCATGTCAACATTTTATACTGAATGTGCTTCTACTAAGATCAATATACGAACGAGGATTTGTTATGTGGCGGTTGCTTGTGATTATCGCTTTTGCGGGAGCACCTGCTTACGCTGATATCACTCATAAACTTCAAAGCTCAGTGCAGTTAACTGTTGATGCTGCTGCAACCAATGCGACCCGGCTTGGTTCTTCATTCTCCATCAGTGGCAATGGGGTAGACACAACAGACGGCACAACTGCAAACACCATTTCTGCGGGGACTATCACTTCAGGGGTCTATGCGCCTGGCACTATTTCCGCGACGCAGGACACACCTGGGAGCTCCTTTTCTTTTAGCCAGTCTTACACCGCAGGAGACGCTGTCCCTTCGGCAGCTCCGACTGTCGGTGCTGTGCCCAACTTCTCAAGCGTGATTAGCACCACAGCAGGAACAGCTGGAGACCTGGCAGGCACGATCACCTCTGCGGGGGCCGTGACGGTGACAGCGGGTGGGGCAGGAACCACGGCAACAGGACAGCACGTCAGCGAAATTACTGTCCGATAAATGGACCGCTTACATGAAGGTATTGCTCTGGGATTCATCCTGGGAATCCTTCATGGGTTGATGCAACCTGGACACTCAGTTCCTGTCGTGCCAAACTTTACACAAGGCAGCTTGACGTCAAAGACGGAGACAACTTCCGTCGTGACTGAGGTTATAAATTCCATGGATTACAACACGGGCTACCAATACTCCGTGACGGGCACTAATATAAAGAACACAGGAAACAGTATTGCTCCTTCCACAACTTCAGGAAACAGCAATACTCTTAATGGCGTTACCAGCACATGGACAACACTGGATGCTGCAAACAAGCCAAGCTGGTCAATAGTCGACAACACAAAAGGCTTTCAATTCACCGAAACCCTACAAGCTCCAGGGCTTGCGAATCACACGATTATCAACAGAACGACGGAGATACGAAGCGTGACAGAAAGTACATCCATCTTCTCGCAATAGGTTTAGCGTCGTTTATAGGAGCCCCTTCCTGGGCAGCCGATGTTGGAGGTGTGAGCGCCACAGCAAACCCGATTGCCAATAGCAGTGGAAGCGTGACTAATCAGGCTATCCAGGTACTTCAGGGGCCTTATATTACCAACACTTATGGGGCAGGTATTCAATGTCAGGGACCGACTTTAAATGTCACTCCCTTCGTGACACGCACTGGTTCGTACCAACAACCGTTCGAAGATTATTACAACGACCCTGTGTATGACACCAGTGATCTAAACGATGACGGGGTCCTCGACAACCCTGGAAAAATCCTGTACTACAAGCCTGTGAGAACTGGTCAAAAGAATAATTTCAGCTGGAACGGCGGCCTTTCTGCAACACTTTCTATACCTCTTGACGGTGGTCTTCAGGCGAGATGTAAGAAAGCTGCAGATGCACAGATTGCAATACAAGAGCAAACCCTGGCGAATCGGAGACTTGATTTTGAAATTGCGCGTCTTAAAAATTGTGGAGAATTAGCTAAAGCTGGTATTACATTCCGACCTGGCACACAGTTCGCAAAAATCTGTGCCGACATCGTAGTGAAGATGCCGCACGAAACTGTGGCTCCACATGTTCACCCTATTTCTTTAACGACCGTCTCAGAGCAAGAAGAGCACGGTTCCGATCACGCTGGGCAAGGACACGCTCACGGACTGACTCAACCTTCGTCTTCTTCCCGAGTGCGTCAAACAGTTTCTTCTGGGTCTTCTTCACAACAGGCTTCACCAGCTTTAGAAGCAAGTCGGCAAGCGGCTTTGCTAGGAGGGCCGCTGACGTCGCAACAATAGCGATCGAAGCTGTTGTCGTGACCTGCTGCGGAGAAGGCAGGTAATCAGTCAGCGTTACCTTTGCTTCTACTGGCTGAGTTGGGACAGCCTCTGCAACAGGCTTAGCTGGTTCTTTTGGTGTTTCTTGATTCTGCTCTGCGCTCGGTGCGGTTGTCTGGGGAAGTTTTGCAGGTATCTCTGGAGTTGCAGGGACTTCTGGAGGCTCCGCTTTATATGCCGGAGCAGGCTGTTCAACGGTGTAAATCAAATCCTGCGGAGAGTAATCCAGAGGTGTGAAGGACGGTGCGTTTGCATCGCAGTAGGTCTTCACACCATTGGGGTCATCCTTCTGGATCGAATTCGATTTGCTTGATAAGGGATGTGACTTCACACATCCAGGCATCAAAACAATCGGCGTTCCTATGTCGACAGTGACAGGGATTTCAATTGTGTTTACGACAGGCGGAAGCACCGTCCAAGAATGAACCTGAACGGTGCTGATTTTATTGATACCTATGTCAGGTATCTCTGGCATCACCTCATCGGGATAGCTGGTCCAGTCTGTTTCGGGAAGGCCTTCAGCTGATTGTTGTGCTGTGAAGTCATCTCGGGCTTGATCTTTTCGGAGAACATGGAGTCCATGTTGCCCGTCAAGGCTTCTGTCTGCTTGACAAGTTGACTTGCCAGCTGACCACTGATGCTTTTCATCAACGCATCTTTCTGCTCTTTGATGATTGCGTCTTTATTCAAGTAGACGTAACCGATCAAAAGATTAGGAAAAAGCGCAAGGACTGTAATTACCAGCCTGAAAGCTAACGTCACCAAGGGACACCGGCGAGCTTGGTCGGGGAAATCTTCTCGGTGAGTGCAGCCTCGAGAGCGTTCTCAATGTCAGTTACTTTCTCGGAACCACCAAGTGCAGCTTGTGCCCAGCCAAGAACTGTTTCCTCGGTCAAAGAGTCATAAGCGACGAGGTCACCTTCGGGGCGCTCGAGGCCGACGCTTCCATAAGCACCTTGGGAATAAGGATTACCCTCAGGGTCCAAAGTGTCGCTCACAGCATTCACAGAATAGTGAACGGTGTAGACATATCCATCCGCAACTTCCCGCTCGAGAGTATTGATGGACCAAGTAGTGGTGATAGCCATGATATAAAAATGCCTCTACAAATTATAAGTCAAAAGTCTTTTGTTGACTTTCGGTGGACACTACTCAGCCTCAAGGGCGGCAACTTTGGCTTCTAGGGTTTCAATACGATCCATCGCCTCTTGAAGAGCTTTGACAGCCTTCATGTAAAGCACCGAATAACGAACAGACTTCGTGACCGTTCCAAGGTCATTTCCATCTTCGTCAACATCGGGCTTCTCGCTTACAAGGCCAGGGGAGACAGTTTCAACCTCTTGGGCTATTAAACCAATTTGAGTATGTGTCGAGTGCCCAGAAGCCTCGGTGAAGTTATATCTTCTAACTTGGAGATTTTTTATATCGCTCCACTGAGAAGACGCATCAACGATATTCTCCTTTAACTTGCTGTCAGAAATCGAGCTATAACTGTTATTTACGTTTGCGACGTCACCATCGCCCTCAATAACTAATTTCAGTGTGTTTGCCGTGTTGCGGCACTGAAGATAATCAACACTATCGGCCCCTGAAGCATCTTTTCTTAGTGTTAGCGATGTAGTTGTTGTTGAGTCACTTCTTAAAAATGCGTATGCCGAATTGTCGGTAGTAATCGCCCCAGCACTATTGATCGACAACCGCTGTACCGGGCTTGCAGCACCATCCGCCGTGGTGTGGAACTCAAGACGACCTGGCATATCATTACCGCCAGGCGTGCCATCTACAAAGCATCGAATCCATCCAGCGGCTTGGTTTACATCACCACCATCAGCTGCGTAAAACGCTACTTGCCCGACAAGATCGCCATTTTGAACAATCGTATTGCCGCCTAACGAGGTGCTACGAGTTTTTGTAAACAATAAAGTAGGACCAGACGAGCTGTTTTGATCTCTTCTGATAGATATTGAACCTCCCTGATAGTCAGTACCAGCGGTTTGAATTTTTGAAGAAAAACCATCTGGAGCAAGATTGCTAGTTGATCCCACCAACAACCGCCCAGAGCTATCGATGCGTGCTTTTTCACTCATCCCGTTGGACGTGTCTGTCCAAAACTGAAGTGAAGTATTGCCGCTTCCATCTTCAGCCTGTGAGACTATTGCGCTATCAGCCCCAGAGCCTGATGTACTTGAAGTGAAAGCAATAGATGTTTGAGTTGTAGTGCCTGAAGTGTTTGCGTTTTGTACTCTTAATACTGCGTCACTGGGGTTGACAAAAGAATCAGTGAAACTATCTACAACGTATAATCTGTTACCACCACCATTGCTAGTGGTTCCTATTAATACATCACCCGAGCTGTCGATTCGCATCCGCTCGGTGTTACTACCGCCACTTGGTTTCGTTAAAAAGCGCAACGCGCCTGAATCAGCATTAGCCGTAGACAAACAATTGACCGAGCCTGTTTCTGTCAAAGTTCCGGCATTGCTATGTCTAAACGCAATTTGATTTCCGACGGCTCCTGTGTTGTTTCTGTCAAGGCGGAGCAAATCTCCTGAATCACCTTTGACGTGAACAACTGCTGAAATTGACGACGTTCCAATCCCAACATTGCCAGAGCTGTCGATGCGCAGGCGCTCGCTGCCGTTAGTTTCAACAGAAATTGCAGTGTCAGCACTAAATTTTGCCCTGCTGTCCACACCTGAACGGTTGATTGTAATATCAAGCCCCTCATTGTTATTATTTAACAGCTCAATGTGAGGAGCTGAAGGAGTGTTGTTTGTTGTATTTTTAATCCGCAAGCTTGCTGAAGTTGTTGACTGTAGGTTCAACAAAGCGCCAGGCGACGTTGTTCCAATGCCAACATTGCCTGAGCCAGTAATGCGCATTGCCTCGGATCCACTGCCAGAGCTGAGCGGAATAAAGCGAATAGCTACATCATTAGACCCATTACTTACAGCCTTGATTGATGCAAGGTTGCTTGTAGACGACAGCATAATTCCATGCGCCGTTCCATAAGCATTTTGCGCTGTTGCATGGTCACCGCTAAAAACTGCGGCTCCACGAGCGTCAATAACTTCCTTTGGTCCTGACGCACCAATACCAACGCGATCATTCCCTGCATCGACAAACAGCATGTGACTGTTGCCGTTTGACTCCACGCGGAAGTCAACATCATTGCTGGGGTCGTTGAACACGACCTCAGAGTCGCCAATCTCAAGGCGCTCGACACCACCCGTGGTCACATTGACCTTATCTGCTGCACTACTGAACAGACCACTATCAGTGCCACCCAACTGCAAAGAAGAAGTAGCAGCTGAACCATCAGCTAAATTGACAGTGAGACCAGTAGAAAGTTTAGAGGTAGTGACGGTCGCATCACCCGGCGTATTGGTATCCGTTACATCGCCCTGGATGACACCAAAGAAATCAAGGCTCGCCGCAGGAGCCGTAGTAAAAGTAATCTGATTACCTGCGATCGTGTAATCACTGAGGGGATCCTGGATCACACCACCAAGTGAGATCCACAGCTGGAGTGCACTACCAACAGTTACGTTCTGACTTGCTACTTGAAGCGTAAATGTTGTCTGGCTACCGTTAAAGCCACTGGAGATGTCGTCTAACTTACGGTTCTGGCCACGAACCAGCTGCTTTCCAATGTACGGCACTTTCTAACTACATCTAGATAGATCTATTCTAAAGGCCTTATTCTTGTCAATAAAAAAGCCACCCCTTGAAGAGGTGGCTCAAACGATCAGGCAGCGCTGCCTCGAGTGATCGCATCATTGAGAGGATCGAGATCTTCAGTGGTCCAGTAGGTCTTGGCGACCATGATCTGGAGGTGCTCGACGTTGCGTGAAACAGTGACTGTTTCTTCTTCAGTACGACTGGACAGATCCATCAGGTCGTTGATAAGAGTGACGGAGTCAAGAGCTGCAGAGTAGTGCTGTGCAATCTCGGCAGCGGAGGGGGCTTCAGAGGACATGATATCGAGAAATGAATTTAGATGCCTGCAGCATCCAGTCTAGCTTTAAGTGCTGTATTTTCTGCCGACAGTTCTTTGACGGCATTGACAAGGTGCCAAGTAATTTCATCAGAGCCGGTAACTGCAAGTGTTCCGTTGTCGCGGGTTGTCACCCAGCTGGAACGAACTTCCTGCAGTTCTTGAGCAATGACACCAATTTGCGTGCCAGTTTTATTCACCGTATCTGTAACAGGAACCTCACCAGCAGATTCAATCTCTTCAGCAGTCTTGTACTCGAAGTTCTTGACAGCAATCTGATTGATCAGGGAAAGGCCTTCGTTGTTGTCAACGATGTTCTTTTTAATCCTGCGGTCAGATGTTGTGCTCCAAGTTGTAGTGTTACCGCCGTGGTAAACGCCGCTATCCGCAGCAACCATAAAAGTGTTGCCTCCTTTGCCAGTGACGTTGTATCCAATAACATACTCTCTCAGGACATTTGAGCTACTAGCTTGTGTACTACTTCCCAAATAAACATTGTTGTCACCTGTAGTAAGGTTGCTTGCAGCGTTGTTACCAATGAGTGTATTGTTATCGCCAGTAGTTATGTTTTGTCCACAGTTTGGACCAACCGCTACATTCACAAACCCTGTTGTATTGTCAAATAAGGCGTTATGTCCTACTGCTACGTTGTCATAGCCAGAAGTATTCGTCTTCATGGCCTCTTGGCCGACAGCGGTGTTGTGATAACCAGTCGAGGTGTATTGGAGAGCCTCTCTACCAACTGCAGTGTTGTCGGAACCAGTACTAACGCTATACAACGCAGAAGTACCAACAGCAGTGTTGTTGACTGCGGTAGTGTTCGAATACAGAGCGCGGTGACCACAAGCGGTATTTCGTGCGCCTGTAGTGTTTGTGGTCAGAGCTTGATAACCGACTGCTGTTTGATCACTTGCCGTTGTATTTGCACCTAAAGAATATGCACCAACGCCAACATTTTGAGTGCCAGTGGTGTTCACATCCAAAGTCATACGTCCGACAGCAGTGTTGCCAGAAGCACTGGTATTGGCTCTCAAAGCCCTGTGACCGACAGCTGTGTTGTCGCTTCCTGTGCAGTCTTCGAGAGCTTTTGCTCCAACACCGGTGTTGCTGTTGCCTGTAGTGACCGTCGTAAGTGCTTCAAAGCCGACTGCTGTGTTGTCGTTTGAGGTGCATGAGTCCAGAGTTGCAGAGCCAACCGCTGTATTTCGGTTGCCAGTTTGCATTGCAGTGAGTGAGTTGTAACCCACGGCAGTGTTATTTCCGCCCGTAGTATTTGCATCGAGAGCAAGACCGCCGACTGCAGTGTTTTGGACGCCTGACGTATTGAGTTCAAGGACTCTACGGCCTACTCCAGTGTTGTAATTGCCTGAAGTATTATTCTTAAGCGCGTGCATTCCGACGGCTGTGTTATCAGATGCACTGTTTGATTGAAGAGCATTTGATCCAACAGCAGTGCAGCTGTTGCCGCCATTCATGTCTGTTAAGGCTTGGTATCCAAACGCAGTATTGTCATGTGCGGTAGTGTTTCCATCAAGTGCTTGTGAACCAACTGCGGTATTTCGCGTTCCAGTGGTATTTGCATCCATCGCTGCATAACCAACAGCAACGTTGTTTGATGCTGTAGTGTTTGAATCAAGTGCAAGCGCACCGACTGCAACGTTATATGCACCAGAAGTATTCGACTTTAGCGCTTCATGTCCACAAGCAGTATTATTGCTTGTAGTGGTATTTAGAAGCGAACTACGTCCAACAGCAACATTTTGAATTCCAGTTGCATTACTCCCAAGAGCAGAAGCGCCGACCGCAACGTTTTCTTGACCTGTAGTGATTGAATTAGCAGCACCATGACCTACTGCTGTGTTTGTATGGCCCGTAGTTGCCGCTGTTAAAGCATTGTGACCAACCGCAGTGTTGTCGGCAGCAGTAGTTTGCGCATCAAGAGCAAATTTACCAACAGCAACGCTCTGCGTGCCTGTTGTATTAGATAGCAGAGCATTTTGGCCGACAGCAACTAGGTCGGTGCCTGTAGTATTCGTGCCTAAACAGCTTGCGCCGACACCTGTATTTCCGCCCGCGTTGTCTGCAGTCAGACAGTTATATCCGACTGCGGTGCTGTTACTGCCAGTTGTATTTGCGTCAAGAGAAAATGTGCCAACAGCAACGTTTGAGTGACCAGTGGTGTTGTCGAGCAGTGCGTTCATGCCGACAGCAGTATTGTTGCTAGCAGAAGTGTTAGCGTTTAATGCAGCACGGCCAACCGCTGTATTGCTCCCGCCATTGCCACCAGCACTTAGAGCTTGACTACCAACGGCTGTGTTGTAATTAGCAGTGGTAATTTCATCAAGAGCGAGATTACCAACGGCAGTGTTTTCAGTGCCAGTGGTATTTGCCTCAAGGCCCTTATGTCCAACGGCAGTGTTAGTGTTAGCCGTTGTATTGTTCATCAGGGCGTTGGTTCCTACGGCAACATTGTTAGCACCTGTACTGTTAGCAGTTAAGGAATCATGGCCGATCGCAACGTTGTTATTAGCGGTAGTGTTCGCATCGAGCGCTCGGCTGCCGACCGCAACGTTTTGCGTGCCAGATGTGTTTGCGGTGAGAGCTTCGTATCCAACTGCGACATTATTAGATGCTGTATTGTTTTCAAGAGCTTCGTGTCCTACAGCAGTATTATTGCTTGCTGTTGTTGTTGATTTAAGAGCCTGGAAACCAAGAGCAACGTTGTAATCACCTGTGGTGACACTCTTTAATGCCTCGCTACCTACGGCAACTGAATCCGTTGCACCATTTGCATTGGTCATGGCTGCATAACCAAGAGCAGTGTTATTGCTGTTAGTTACGTTTGTAGTAAGGCTTTGTGCGCCAAGAGACGTGTTTTGAGTTCCTGTCGTGTTGTTTTTAAGGCTGTCTTTTCCGACAGCAGTGTTTGAACTTGCCGTGGTGCTAGTCAACAAGGCATCTTTTCCGACCGCAGTGTTGTCGGTGCCAGTGGTATTTGCACCAAGTGCAGTCGTGCCAACAGCAACGTTTCGTTCTCCAGTAGTGGTTGCACCAAGAGCAGAAACACCAATGCCCACGTTGTTGCTCGCAGTGGTATTCGCATCAAGTGCATTTGCACCAACAGCAACGTTTTGCGTGCCAGTGGTGTTTGCATCTAATGTTCTATATCCAAAGGCAGTATTGTTGCTGGCAGTTGTGTTGTTATCGAGTGCGGCGTAACCTGCAGCCGTGTTATTAGAGCCTGTGCTGTTTGAATATAACGCGCCTTCTCCCATGGCTACGTTGTAATCGCCTGTGGTATTTGTACGAAGTGCGAAACACCCTACTGCGGTAGTTGAAGATCCTGTGGTATTAGAAAGAGCAGCATCGGAGCCAACCGCTGTACACCTCGTGGCAGTGGTGTTAGCGCCAAGAGCTTCGTCACCAATCGCCGTATTGTTGCTGCCCGTAGTATTTGCATCCAGTGCATTGTTGCCGACAACCGTGTTAGTTGCAACGCTGCCTAATCCGCGACCGACACTGACTCCATGAATCAGAGCGTCCCCACCGTCGACATCGAATAGTGCTAAAGGAGATGTGGTGGAGATACCTACCCTGTCACTACCCGCATTGACAACAAGAAGGTTGGCATCGCCATTACCTTCAACACGGAAATTTACGTCGTTAGAAGTGTCATTAAATACAATTTCAGAGTTTGCAAATGAAGCACGCTCGACACCGCCGGTCGTGATGATGAGTTCATCATTGGCTCCTCCATGCGCCAAGCCTGTGTTCGTGTCCGAAGTGAAGAAGATGCTGGGGCTGGCAGCAGACCCGTCAGCAAAGCCACTGCTCAGACCATTGGAGCTGAACACGCCGACTTCAGTGCCAGCGCAAGCAATACCAATCTCATTGGCTGCTTTTGAGAAGAAGCCCGTATCCTTGTCCGTGGCGAAGGTAATCGAGGGCGCAGCGACACTGCCTGCAGGGAAATCAACACCTACATTGACATAATCAGCGCCAGCTAGAACAACACCAAAGAAAGAAGCACTGCCTGCAGGAGCAGAACTAAAAACAATATTATTTCCAGATAAGTTAAAACCTGATGAACCTGTCGGATCAGGTTCCTGAATAACACCAGCAACCGAGATCAGGCATTGCTGAGGATTAATCGGAAAGGGAACCGGGACAGCACCGTTTACATTAAGAGTGAAGCTCGTCTCAGAGCCATCAAAACCGCTGCTGATATCATCAATGATCAGATAACTTTGGAAAGCTACCTCAAGGTCGTTACCGATGTAAGCCATTTAAATTCCTTACAGACTAGGCTGGACAGGCCAACTAATATCTTCTAATCTAGCAGCCTGATAAGTTTGAGGAAGATCACGAAGTGCTTGTCTATATGCAGCCCAAGCAGCTTGATCAATAGTTGAACCCGGGGTCATCACCCAATCGGTTGAACGTAAAAGGGCATCTCTTTTCTGTCGTACAACACGCCAAGATGTATCTTCCTGGGCAAGAATCGCAACGGGATTAAGAAGAGCCTCAAGCTCCTCCACACGAATAGTTAAAGCTTTTACTAACTCTGTAGCCTCATTAGTTGTTAAGCCCATGACCTATTAAGGAGTCTGCTCTAAGTAACTAATAGATAAATCAAGTGCGGTTGCTGTATCACTCCTTGCACGAAGAACGTCGCTGGACTCAAGAATAATCTTTGATCCGGCGATGACCTCTAGGGTCGAACCAGCAGGCACTGGCGCGTTACGAATCAGATACACGTCGTCGCCTGTGTTTGTCACCAGGTAAATATCGACATCAGCGCTACTGCTTGACTTGTTTGAAACCAAACAACTAAGAAGCACCAAGGTTGCGGTGCTGCCAGCGGTAAGAACGTTTGTCGCAGCGTCACTGACCGCCGTGGTCACGAGGCTTGACTTAGTGTCGATTTTAAAAGTGTTTGCCATATTATCCTAAGGCGACAATCAGAGCGAGGTTTTCGGATGAATCGAATGCACCGCTTACTGTCAAACTTCCAGTAATCGTGACATTACCCGGAACGCTAATAGCGCCAGCTGAATCTATTGTAAGCCTAGCAACACCACCCGTCACAAACGACACTTGGTCGGGTCCCGGTGAGATGATACCGGTGTTGGGGTCCGAAGCAAATTTGAGAGCACAGCTGCTAAGTGAACCTAAAGCAAGTTCAGAATTACTTCCATCATCTCTCAGGAGAGGAAAGCCCCCTGCTTTTACTGCATCGTGAATAACGCATGCATTCTTATCAGTGTCGACAGTAACTTCACCAGCGGCGCCTGTAAAGACTGAATGCTGGACAGTTGTGCCTCTGCGGAATTGTACTTGGGTTGCCATAGATCTATCCTAATGCAACTGCAATTGCGGTAGCAAAATCTTCTGTAGAGATGGTGCCGCTCGAATTAGGAACGGTCATCGTTCGAGTCGTTGAGGATGCTATTCCTGAACACTCGAAAGCAAGCTGTTTTGTATTGTCTGAGTTATCTCTAACTCTAAAGCCACTATCGTTAGTCACCACAGCAGCTGAGGTCACGGACGTTAAGCCTGCAATAGTCGTAGCTGAACTTCCCAAAGCAATTGAGGTAGATCCAACTGTTACTGTCGAGTTTGCTAATTGAGAATTAGGAATTGCATTCGTACCAAACTCGCCACTTGTGCTGTTATATGTAAGACCAGATCCTGACGCCACACTTAAATGAGCACGAACCTCACTAGCGCTTGGACCTGTATAAGTAATTACTCCTGTTGAATTATTGTAAGCGAGGCTGCCGTCGCCACCAGAATCAGTGACTGAAATTTCGCCTCTAATATTTGCAGCGGTGACTTTTGTATAAGTAAATGCACCGGTTGAATTGTTATACGCTAAAGATCCATGGCCTGTTCCACTGTCACTAGCACTAAGTGATGTGAGCAGCGCTACAGTACCGCCCGCGTCTGGAAAAACAATCGAACGATCTGCAGTGGCATCTGTTACTGAAATGGTTGTTTCACTCGCATCAGCACTAGAGCCCTCAAATGTAATCCCAGATGAGTTGAGGACAATCCCATTTGCCGCGTCGGCTGCACCGACCCGTACGGTTGTCGTGCCTTCAAGCGTGGTAGAGGTCAGTGATGTAAGCCCAGCGACCGTAGTTGCAGTAGCGCCTAGTGAAATACTGGTAGAACCAACTGTCAAAGAACTGTTGGCTAACTGACTATTTGGTATAGCGTTTGTGCCAAACTCTCCAGTCCCGCTGTTGAAAGTGAGTCCCGATCCTGACGCAACACCTAGATGAGCGCGTACTTCACTGGCACTGGGTCCTGTATAAGTAATTACTCCAGTGCTTGAGTTATAAGTAAGCTCACCGTCGCCACCTGTATCCGTTACAGAGATTGCACTCCTGGCTCTGGCATTTGTGAAGTACTGATTAGTTCCCTCAGAAAGATCAGAAGTGCTATTGCCAGCAAAATTTAACTTATCCGAAGAAGTGTTTAGCTCCTGGATAAATCCTGAATTAAGGATTAATGAGTTTCTTGTTGCCATGGATCTATCCTATCAGTGGTAAAAATTAACTCAGAAGAATCGGAGGCTCTAATTGGATAATCAAGTTCGCCGTCGTTGATGCCTCACCTACTCGTACAAGATATTGTCCAGCTGTTGATGGTGGAGTAGATGTTATACCGCCATAACCTGTAGCAAGGTAAAACGGATCCCCTGCATCTAAACCAGAAGTAGCGAGAACGCCCACTGTCAAAACACGAACTTCCTCGCCAGTGTTCTTTGCGGTCTGGGCAAATCCGACAACAGTGGCTTCATCTAGCGTCCCTGCAGCTCGCGCTAAACCAACCTTTCCGTCTGAAGAACGCGAATAGAGAGCTGCTCCTTGAGTCACATTTTCGAACGCAAGAGCACCAAAACCAGCAACCGCATAAACGGTTTTTCCTGCCATGGTATCTTTCAAGTCGATGAGCACTTGAGTAAGCCCCTCAGCACTCGAAGCGTACGGCTCGTTATTACTTACTCCCGCCATCAGTTCAACCTCATGGGAGGCTCAAGTTGGATACTGAACTCGGACGTAGTAGCCCCTTCGCCAACACGTGCTACAAATTCACCAGATCCTGTCGGTGGTGACGTAGATATAGCTCCAGGGGTAGTGCTTAGAAAATACACATCACCTGGATCGATAGTGCTCGGGTAATCAAGCAATCCAGCAACAAGAACCTTTACAGTCGCACCAGACGCCGCAGCGTCATCTGCAAACCCGACGACAAGAGCCTCGTCCTGCGTTCCATCCGCCTGAGCTTTACCAACTTGGCCATCACTGCTTCTCATATATAAAGCATCGCCATTAGCAACAGCCTCAAAAGTCGTGGCATCAAAGCCAATCCTTTCTGGTGCAAATACAGGAAAGCCTTCTTTCAAATCTATAACTGCATCTACAAGCCCACGGTAATTTGGCTCGTAGGGTTGTCGAGTCATTGTGAAGGCGTTAGCGGTCATCAGGTCTACCAAGACTGCAATCGCACCTTCTATATTAGGCTCATAGCCGGTTGCCATATTTCAACCCCATAATTAACAATTCTAAATTGTTTGACCCTTTAGAATAGATATGTAAGAGAAGTAAGGATGTCACCTGAATTGATAACAGCTGTGATCACAGGTGGCATCGGCGCCTTCACGGGACTGTCGCGTGCCTTGAATAATTTCAACAAAAAAATTGATAGGCGTTTCGAACGTATAGAGGATGATTACGATTCCCTCTATGACAGCATGACAAAAGAATATGTACTGAAAGAAGACTTTAGGCGTGAGATTGAGTCAGTACATACCAAGCTGGACAGGATTCTGGACCACTTATTGTCTAATTAAAGAGTTACCCAAGCAGCAGCGTCTGCGTCGTACATAAGAAAGTTCGAAGCAGTAGTGTCATAGTGAAGCTGCCCGTCAACAGGGCTTGTCGGCTGACCTGCGCTCCGCGACACAACAGCCTTCACGGTTTGAAAACTGGTGCCGTCATTGATTTTGAGTATATGTGTACTTGCTGTATCAAGCCAAGACTCGCCTTTACTGCTGCTTGTAAAACCGACACCAGATGCATTCGGCGCAGTAGCCCCTACAAAGGTAGGTCCAGCCTTAATCAAACCAGAACCCGAATCTTTAAAAAAGAGTCCGGGCTCTCCTGCATTCGTATTGATAGCAAGCTCGCCATCACCAAGTCTCGTGGGGAATGGTCTGTCTCTTAAAACAGAAGAGCGCCTGGATAGAATCTGTACCGACATTTAGATATTGATGTATGTACCGGCATCAACTATTCTATCTTGATCAGTCAAGGGGCTATAAGTACTTGCCTCAATAGTGACAACAGAGGCTGTGCTTTCTGTAGGAACGCCACTAAGGTATTCTCCACCCTCAACAAAACCTTGCTCAAACTCATCGGTGTACTCACTTAGAGGTTGGTCGATCAATCCAAACTTCGCATTTTCAATAACCTCTGGTTGAAGATTAAAGAGTTTGTTGACCAGCTGCGCAAACCTGCTAGTTGTATTGAAAACAGTGCCTGCGCGATCAAGCAGGCCTTGGGCATTACGCCTAATGTCATCTGTCAACAGCATCGAAGGAGCTGATGCTCTGAAGTCAGCGACATCTTCAGGGTTGTTGTTTTGGCCGATGATATTTTGTGTTCCAGCCCAGCCAAAAAATTGCCTATCAAGAACATACTTTTCAGCAGCCTCTTTCAATTTAATTGACTCTTTTTCAAAATTTTTGTAAAAAGTTTCTAACCCTTTACCTACAGGTTGATCACTTGGTTCCAAGAGCCAGGTCCCGACATATTCGTGTGGCGCCAGGTTGGCGACGTCACAGTAACCTGACGTCGTATCACTGAATGGGTAGACGATTACAAAAGTATTTGAGTCAGTGACCGAAGAAACCACATAGTCACCGCTAATTGCTGATCCACTTGTAAAAGTAATCTTTACTCTTTGATTTTGCTCTAAGTTATGATCAACCGCATTGATGGTGATGTTAGGTCCACTCTGGGTATATGACGAAGACAATGAAATCGGCTGACCCCCCTCGTCATGAATCAATGCCCACATGGAGGCATATATGTGTTTACACCAACGAGGTTGGTAATAGAGCAGTGTTTGAGAAGCGAACTCCTCTGTATCCTCGTACTCAGGTATTTGATAAAAATTGTTTACAGTTGTATAGCCAAAATCTTCAAACACACCAGGGTTGTCCCTGCTGTCGCTAAGTTCATTATTTTTATTAATTGTCTGTCCAGGGCTTAAGTTCTGTACAGGGGTTACTGGAAACTTATTTTTAGTTCTGTCTTTAAAAAGATTGTATCCCTTTCTCTTTGTATAGTCCTGACAAGTGCACTGCCACCTCAATTCGGTAGTCAAATATCTACCGACTGTGAATCCTCTGTGTGCAGGAACGACAGTAGCAGTCTGTCCCGAAATGGTTTTTGCTCCGTAACTATCTTTACGTTGAAATATTATTTCTTTTGTGGTGGCATCCGATCCTGTCACCGTGAATCCTACATAATCTGTGTAATCAAATCCCCTGACCAAACGATTTACTTTTGCATTGCCACTTGTAGAACTACTTGTAATAGTTAAAAACGTAAAAGTAGTCGTTGAGGTGACAGTAATTGAATAACGACCTGTCGGCACATCGCCAGTGGATACATCGAGGAAAATTTTATTACCTGTTGCTAGGCCGTGAGCAGAGCTAGTCGTCACAGTAACCGTAGAAGCTAGTCTGCTGTAAGTTGAATCGATGCCAGGATCCCGCTCGATGATACGGTCGGTCATCCGTTCATCTTTTAAAAGGCTGACCTGTTCAGGAAGCTCGCGAAGCTTTACCCTGGTGTTCGTCCACCTTGTATCGGTAAAAGTAGTCGACAAGTAGTAAGTCACATTGCCACTTGTTGTGGCGGAACTTGCTGCTGTAAGAGTGAAAGTATTTTGCGTCCTGGAAACAATCGCTAACGTGTCATCAGTGGCAGAACCTGTCGTGAAGTCAAGATATATTTCATCACCTATAAAATAATTGTGATTTGACTTTGTAACAGTGATGGTAGTCCCAGATTGGGTATATGTCCCACTGACTCCGTCAGATAAATAGCGGACTTCATCGATGGGAATGCCAATATCGTAGAAAGAGAACGCATTTGTGTCGCGCATCCCCACCAACTGCTCGCCTATCTCGTTACTTGCTGATGGATACGTGAAAAGACGGGCAGGAACGAAGATTCCTGGGAACTGTTGGAACGAAAAGTACAGACGATAGTCGCCACGGGCCTTTCTTTCCCGAAAAAGCGACCCTAGCGTGCTTTGAGTGATGGAATACAACTCAAAACCCCTTCGCCAGCGTGACCAGAGGGAGTCTTGGTTGTAAAAACGGATTTCACTAGCCTCTTCCGGCTTTCTGGTCGTGTCGAAAGGGTTTTCTGCCGCTGCACGACGACTTGGGCCTTCAAAAGACGTTAATTTGCCGAAATTTTTGTCCTGATTACGGTCAAAAGGCCCAGACGAAGAGCTTTTGAACTTGTTTAGTCCAAAAGGCATGGTAAAAAATCAATAGAAACCGCCCTGGACGCCTACATAGAAGCCATTTGTAAGCGCAGTTGAGCCACTTACAGCTGCATAGAGAGCTTGACCACGCTTAAGCATTAATCCACGGCTCTTAAGTGCTTTATTACTGTTAGCACTGCCCATGTTTGTACCGGCTTGCACCACTGGGTGGTTGATAAACGGTAAATCCTCTTTATCAGTCAGACTGTAAACGACTTCAGAACCAACTGCCTCAACACTAGAGACAAAAAGAGGGAAGAATTGGTTGGTGTTGCTGACAGTACCGACATTCACCAGGTAGAAACAAATATCAATGGGCAGACGGACACTGACATTGCCTGTGATGGTCCCGCTAAGACTAGGGATATCAGCTGTGAAGGTTGTCGGTGTGACGGTAGCGATCGTCAGCTCCTGATCGATGGGAACAGTACCAGAGCTGTAAGAGGTGAAGTCACACCAAACCTTTTGGCCAACACGTGCATTGTGTCCACCTGTGATCGTCACAGTCACCGTGGTGCTGTTTGCTGAATATGTGCCCGTGGTGACAGCTTGCGCGTCAATAAACTCCAGGCAACGTTTGGTATAGCGCAGCCAAATTTCATCGATGTACGCACCAGAAATCGATGTGTCCGTTGCACCAGAGTCAACGTCGAAAACCTTAGTTGCGTTACCAACAGCAGTAGGAACAAGGTTCGTGCTGAAGGCCTGGCCTGAAGCAACGGTCAACAACGTCGAGGTCGTTGCCGGGCGGTCGACCATCAACGGTTGCTTATTAGAACTACTGCTTGACACTTCTATTCAGCTGATAACGTTATTTGTATTATAGCGGAATGCGTTCAGTCTTTCTTTTTCTTCTCTTCCATGCGCTTACGCGCTTTTGAAAGAGCATCTTTGCGCTTCTCCTTATCGCTCATTTTAGAGTCCTTTTCAGCACCTTCTTTGCCTTCCTGCTTCTTTTTAAAGTGAGCCAGGAGCTCCGGGGGCATCTTGTTCTTAGCCATAATTAGAAACGCGAATAAGTATTGCCAGCGCTTTGAAGATTGTTGCCGGCCCTTTGCAGGTATCGTGAACGTGGTTGTTTAGATACCGTGTCAGGATTGTAAGAGCTGCCAAACTGCTGATCGAGAAGATCAGGGGTGCCGATGACATCTTTAGGCCCAGTCCCCATGGCTTGTCCAGCCAAACGCTCAACAACTTGCTGAGCATCTGCGGCCAATCCTGGGGCCTCAATGACGACACGATCACCCTGAGGGGATGGACTACCTTCTGATGATTTAGCTTGACCCATTTACCTGATCAACTGATTGAGCTCTCTTGGCCGAAGTTCATCGCGCAAATCAGAGCCAGAAATATATGGCTCAGGGCTATAACCTGGCACTAATAATTCTAACGGAAGTCTATCTCCTGCCATTCTCGAACGAGTCCCTCTTCCAAAAGTTGCTTTTCCTGCAGGTTCAGTTGGTATATCGCTCCGGCGCAAGCCCAGCATGTAACCCACATTAGTCCGAGGTTTAACCACATCAAAGAGCCGCCACGACGAAGTCGACGGTGGCAGCTGTGCCACCTGCTTCACTCACAAAGACAGGACGAATATATTTGACAGGACGTCCGGTGACACTGTAGAAATAGTTGCCATTTGCGCTGATGGTTTGATCAGCAATGATGTCAGCCCAGTCACTATTGTTCAGGCTGCCTTGAAGTGCAACCTTCACATTAGTGTTGATAGCGGCCACCTTTACGAACAACGTATAGCTCGACGTCGCAAAATAGTTATTGACAGCAACTTGAACTTCACTTCCGTTGCCAGGAGCGGTCAGCTGAGTGCTAGTGTCAAAAATAGTATCTTGGAAATAGTTTACGCCTGCCATCGCGCTTGTATGGGTCTTTTGTTAAGAATAACAGGGGGAATGTTATCAGCGTGTGACCGCGTCACCTCGCGCATATAAGCGGGATTGTTTAACTGAAAGCGTGGGTCCTCTTCACCTGTGTAGGACACCACAAAATCACAAGGGCTGTGCTGCTCCTTTCGTGCCATATTGAAAGGATCACTAAACCCTGAGGTCTGCATCTGATAGTCGTTGTACATATTCCTGTATGTCACAGGAAATGACTGGCTGTAACCAGGGACAGCAGCAAACCTCATCTGTAAAGTAAACTCTTGGCAAAATCTTTCGCAAACCGCGTTGCCTTCGGAATCAGACCACCGTATCGCTCGTATCGATCAGCTTCTTCGTCAGTAAAATCTCTTGCGGTGAATTGTCCTGAGGTTTTATCTAACACACCTTGGACGCCGTCCTTGAGTGCAAGAACATTCACGGGAGCTTCCTTTTCAACCGGTGGAGGCGGTGCAACCGGCTCTGGCATAGAAGAGGCAGGATCCGCTGAAAAAGACATGCTCTTAGCAGTTGATTCTTCAGCTCCTGGCAGATATTTCTTATAAGCTCCTGTTTTATAGACTGACCAAGCGCCTAATCCTTGCGTGTCGAGAATTGATTTGGCTGCGCGTACATTAGTCAACGGATCGTAAAGTTCCTCGTTTGCTTTCAATCCGAATTTGCGACGTCTCTCAGCACCCAGAGGGTAGCCAGGTTCGTCAATCATATTGATTTGATAAAGCCCGAAAGAATAATCGCCAGTGCTTCTATCGGGGTTGAGAGCTCGAGGATTTAAGCTGGATTCAGCCCGACCGATTGCAACCATGGTTGGAATCTGGTCCTCTCTTACACCTTCTTGTCTAAGAAGCGCTGCAAGCTGTACTGGCGAAATTGATTTCACGGTATTATCGGTGGTTGGTTTCGAGAATGAGGCGGGTGCCGACAGCAACATCAGCAGGACCAGGAAGAGCCTGGATAAATTCCGCACCTTCCCTATTGAACCGGTAACGAGCCTGCTCAGGATTTCTGTAATTAGGTACATATAAGTGCAACGCCAGACGATCAGTCTCGTACATATAAATCTGCGTCCACGTTTTCAAAGTTTCCTTGAAATCCGTGGTTGCGATCGTACGGTCAACATCACCAGCAATTGATTCGATCCGTCCACGCGGCACTGTGGAGTTGTTCATAGTGCCGGTCATGTCCGTCCGCTTCTCTGCCTCGTCACAACGCTCCACCTGCTCCACAAGCTTGCCGTACCAAAAAGAGTCCGGAACGTTGTCCAAAGCCTCTTCTAAACGGGCTAGGTCACCTGCTGGGATTGACGTAGTGTTATAACCCAGGTGCCAACGCACTTTAGATTTTAGAAAATTATCAAGCTGCATTTAACACTGCCAAAGCGTTACTGTGCACGTCTTACATGCATCAATAACAGATTAACACGCGCACA